GTTACCTACCTGCCTTTTGATTGGATTCTCGGGATCTTTCAGATAAGAACGGAATGTATCGTAGTCCTTGATCTGGAAATAGAAATACTTAGCTTGATCTGTTACAAGCTGCGCATTACTTTCTGTGATGCTATCTACACTCATGGTAGCACCAGTGTAATTATGGGAAGTAATTGCACCGAAAGTAAGTACATTAAGAGTCGAGGATTTATCTTTTATCTCCCCCTCATAGGAGTTGTTTGTGATGGCGTCTGCCACCGAAGACTGATAGAAGATCTCAAGCGCTTGGCTTGCGAAGGCTTCCATTAGTTTTGTTGGATATGTGTCCATACGCTGTCCTTTCCAAAAATAAATATATACAAAGGACAGCTGGCTCGTAATGAGATTAGCGTATTAAGCCCAACACCTTACAGTTTAAAGAAGATATTTATACCCTGTCAAGTGTTTTATCGGGAATAAGTTTTAGATGAATCAGTTTATGACAAGAATAGCAAAGCCATTTTACATTAAAGGGCTGTGAATAGTCCTCGTGGTGGGCTACAATTCTACCCTTCCTTCCGCATTCCTGACAGATATACGGTCTTACTACTTTTCCTTTCTTCACTGCACGCCTCAGTGTATTGCCAGCATTGTGTCTATCCTTGTGAATTTTTCGATATTCCTCCGCATACAATGCTTTTGGTTTCGGGATATAGTTTATATCCATGATTCTCGTCATAGATGCTTATATCTCAATACGAATTTTCCCTGCTTTAATGAGTTTCCTGTATTCCTTCATGTCTTTAAGGCGGTACATTCCCGCCTCTTCAGCAGAAACCCCTGCTGGCTTTTGATTCTCCACCCTGCCATTGCCTTGAGACAAAAGAATCGAAGACTTGGTTTTTCTTTCAGGTAACTTATCGTTATGAAATAGGAAGGAACCAACGAGATCGTTTATATCACTTGCCCGTCTGCTATCTACCATACAGAACTTTTTAAACGCATCCTCCTGTCCCTCTAAAGAGGGGTACTTAGCAAGGTTCTCTTCTAATCCGATAAACTCCTCAACTTTCTTGCCCCACTTTTCAACTGACCTCATTTCCTCCACCACTTCAGAACGCTTTTCCTCACGCCTCTCGCCAAGTACGGTTTTCTTTAAGATATTCCTCGATAAAGAATCCATTTCATCCCAATCCCCACCCATATCGGAAGCGTACTTTTTAAGTTCCACCTCTGTAGGTTCAGCAACCTCAAAGTTAGTTCCAAGCAAATTGGCTAACCTTTCACTTTTAAAATGAAGGGATAAGCTCTCACGGGTCGACTCTTTAAACTTTTCCTTGTAGTCAACTTCTCTTTTCTCATCTGACTGGGTATCGGCATCTTTTAGTACATCTTCCACAGTTTTCTCCTTTTCTTCCTGTACAACTACAGGCTGGGGGACTTCCTGCGGTTGTACAGGTATGGGTTCAACTTTTGTTTCAGCTGGAATTGCGTCTATTTCTTCAACGGTTAGATTTTTAGTTTTACTGGTTCTGTTGTCTAGTAACATAATAAACCTTAAACTGGCCGCTCATTGCGGGTTAGTAGTTTATTTAACTTCTTCTATTTTCTTTTTAATACCCAACACTTCCTCGAATATCTTTACCTGTTCTGGTCTAAGATAGCTTTTTCTTGCTCTCAAAAAGGCTTTCTGATCTTCATTTAAATCTCTTGGGTTGATAGATGTTAAAGTGTTTAACTCTCTTTGTGTGTCTTCTGGTAACGAGGCTACTGGTAGCATAGGTTAAGTTAAGTAAATAAAATTACCCTTGTCAAGGCTTCATCCTATCCTCTAACTTTTTTTCAACCTCGGATATTCTCTTGGCTATCACATCAGGGGTTACTAAAATATCATACATGAGTAGGTAGTTCTTAACCCTTGCTTTCAGGTGGGTATTCTTCTCGTCCTGATTGTTTTCAATCTCTACAAGCTCCCGGGTAGCACTAAAGATAAGTTTAAGCATCTCCTCTTTAAGGTCGCCCACCGACAACTGACCTAATTTGCTTTTTTCTACCCACTTCTGGTAGCTTTCCCGTTCTTTGTAGTTAAGGTTTTCTAAATCAAGCATTTAACATTCCCTGTGGGGCTGGTGCAGCCAACTGACCCATTATATCAGGTTGTGGGGTTGGAGTACCCAGCATCGGCATACCCGGCATATTAGCCATTTGCTCCAGCTTTTGTTTCTCAACCTCTAAAACTGTATTAACCTCTTCAGGTGTTAGTCCTGCAAACTCAAGTAGCTTTCTATTCTTAATATCTGTTAAGGCTTGGTTTGTGGGCATGGAGGCTGTGGCTGCTTGAAGCTTTTGTAGTGAGTCAAGATCGTCTGTAGTCTTATCCGATACTGTTCTTACCTCAACTGTATAGCCCTTACTGGAGATAAAGTCTTTTGGCCCAATATCTTTGGTGTATAACTTTTGACTATTCCTACCCTTTTTAGTTATATCAATGTCCTCTAGTTCATCCCCGCCTGCCTCCACCATCTTCATAAACATCGTACCTAGCTCTTCCCAGCTTTCGTTGATGTACTTCTCCGATGATTTAATTCTTTGAGAAGCATTGGCAAGGGCAAGCTGTACCTCACCTAGTGTGACTTGCTTCTGTTCAGTCGCCCCACCCTGTGCTGCTGTGGCTGCTGTAGCCTCTTTTGCCATATCAATAAGGAATTGAATCTCATCAAGTGAGTCTGATAGGTCGCCCACCATAACATCTTGCACGACATCAGCAGGCTTACCGGGAACTGGATACCAACCCCACGGCTGAGGATCAAAGACCTGTGGTACAAACCTTTCATTGCTGGAATCGTAATATTTCATGTTAAAGTTCTTTAATGTTCTGTTCTCCACTAACTGTGAAATCCATGTATTGAGTACAATGTTTATCGGTTTAACAATGTCTCCCGGACCATCACACCAAAAGTCTGTCCGTTCGGGATCTGCCCCCCATGTGGGGTAAGGATAGTGATCTGCCCAGTAATTATCAGATGTTTTACCAACAAGGTCGTGGAACTCCCTTTTAGATAGTTTAATAAATCCTCTTGGGGTTGCAGCTATTACATATCTCCAAATGACCTGTTCGTTTTTAAGTAGCTTTGAGTCCTCAAATCTGTATGCTTCGTTAAGCTCCACATAGGTTTCACCAAGTATCGGATCAAGCATATCAGTTACCCCCATAGCTTCCATGCGTTCCGCTTTCTCCTGTGCTAGCTCAAAAGTAGTATCCTGCTCTAAAGTACCCTTTTCCTCTGTGTAGTAGCGTCTAAGCTCATCCCTGCCCTCTTGTTCGTAGCTTTCATCGGCTAGTATCAGTCTTAGTGGTTGATACATACCTGTTTGGAAGATAGAGGGGGCGGTGTGTAGATCAGCCGGGTCAACAAAGCGACTGACTAACATATCCTGTGGGTCGACCACCTCCCAAGTGACAATGCCTGACCTATTGATCTTTTTAAATGTCCTGCCAAATAGTGCGCCCTGCTTTTTATCAATCGTGTCCTTGATCTTTGACTTGTTACGCTTGGCTGACTCATTGTAGTAGCTGTTGGCGTAGACCTCTTTTTGATGATCGTTGTCCCTGCTGGCAAAGTAAATGCCGGGTGTCTCGTCTAGGTTTTTAAGAATCGTACCTATAACAAACTTCATAAGAGGGACATTGATGGTTTGGCGTTGGGTAATCCGATCTGTAATAACTTTATCCCTGTAGAGGGTGTAGATGTCTGTAAAGTCAGGGTGTCTGCGCTTCCTCCACTCTAGGTGTGAATCCCTCTCTGTTTGGAGGATTTGCATTTCAGGGTTATCTAGTAATGACATAAGTAAATGCTAGTTAAAACTTTCTCATCTGGCAAGACCCGACCTATCCCAACCGATACCACCATAGGTGTTTTGCTTGCCGGCAGCCCGTATCCTTTCCATATCAGGCTCATTAAATCTTGGCGTGTCTATATCAACAAAATACTTAGATAAGGCGTAGCGTACGGCATCCATAGCATGGTTAAACACTGGGGCTGGGTCGTTTATGATTCTGCCCTCTTTATCCTTCATCCACAAATAGTTACGGTATTCTTTAATCAGGTTGGTCGACTGCTTGGTTACTGCAATCTTATGCTGTTGGACAAACTGAATACCCTGCAACACTGACCCCTGACCCTTTAATGATCCTACTATATCCAGTCCATACAGCTTGATCTCATCAATGGACTTAGGCTCGGCACTGTCTGCTAGGATTAACGCCCTCGGTCTATTTAGTAGTGTGTCTGCAATAGCTTTGTTACTTAGTCCCTTGGTGTAACACACCTCATCTAAGACGAAACCATCATTAAACTTATATGCTGCAATAATCGAGGTGGGGTCGTTTGTATAGCCAAAGTCCAACCCGTAACACTCAAGCCTAGCAAAGTCTGGTATTGTGTCTACGATTTCCCAACCTGTAAATATCCTACCCTCTGCCTCACCTAGTAACCCTTCCCCATATACACGCCACCACTGCGCCATATTAGGGTTGTTCTTGTGCTGCTCAAGGGATGATACCTCTTGAGGTGACAGTGCCTCATTATCTTTATAGGTTAAAACTAAAAAGTCTACATCATCCCGGTATGGTTGGACATCTGTATAGAACCAAAACTCCGCTACCGGGTTCCAATCAAGCCACACCATTTTACGGGTTCTGATCTCAAGCTGGGTATAGGTTTCATAAGATACATTGTTAGCCTCATTGATAAAAAGTACATCCCTTCTTGGGCCTCTTACACGCTCGGGCTGGTCTGCACTAAAAAACTCTATCTTTGAGCCTGTTTCAAATGTGTAGATAAAGTCCGTTCTGTTCCACCTATCCTCTTCATAATAATTATGTGCCTGCATAATGAGGATGAAGTCACGGATAGCACCTCTTTTAAGATGTGGGAGGGTTTCAGATACTACAGAGATAACCTCATTCTCTACAGTTTGAGCGTAGCCAATAAGCCACAAAAGAATTGAGATAGTTTTGCTGGCAGATGTACCACCACTAACTCCTCTAATCCGTTTTCGTAAGCTCGCTATTTTTCTGGTCGCTGTTGTTTCCTGATATAACATTCGTTACAACTCCCATAATTGGCACGGGTAAGTCTTTGCCGTCTTTTCCTGTGATCTCTTGCTTTTGGGTAGGCATACCGTCAACATAGTTCCATAGTAACTTAATCATGTTCTCACTGCCCTCGTAAGCAAGCTGTGCAACCTTTTTAACTAGCGCCTCTTTTCTAAGTACCCCACTAGGCAATTCTTCTTCTAATACTTCCTTTGCCAAATCAGTCAATGTCATCCCCTTTTTTGGTCTACCCTTTCTGTTTATGTTTGTAGGATTATCTAAAAACCCACCTTTACCTGTAGGATTTGGCACAAACTTATTGCCAACTTGTTTTGCAACTTCTGTAACCTCACTGGTATCTGTGTCAACCACAGCCTCCGCAAGGGTTTCATGCCTGATTAACATATATTGGCAGAGTGATTTCTACCCACTCCTGCTCCTTTCCTACAAACTTTGCATATCGTTTTCTACAATAACTATCCGTTTTCCTATGGCATTCCATACATAGCACTCTCCCATTATTAACCTCATATCTTAACTCTGGAAACAATGAGAAGGGTTTTATATGGTCAACATGGAGTACATTACCATTACCTCTCTTTGCACCACATTCCTGACAAGTGTATTTATCCCTTTTGATAACAGCAAATCGCCAATCCCTATACTTTCCAGTCAACCTCTCTCGCATATCGGTTCTATCAGGATTCCAAAAGGGGTGCCTATCCCCAGACTGAAACATATTCTTGGGTCTAGTACCCTTTAGTGCCTCGCTAATATGCTTTCTGTGTTCGTCTGTATGTTTTATACCTATGTAGCCCTTATTCCTGCACAACAAGTTGCAGTAAATCTTCCACGATGATATTGATTCTCCACAATACTTACAGTGCTTTTGTGCCATCTTGCCATCCCTCCTCATCATTGTTATGTGTAAATTTCCAATAGCGTTTCCTAATTACATCGCAGTAACGCTCATCTATTTCAGCCATGTAACAGGTTCTGTTTAGTTGTTCGCAGGCTATTAGGGTTGAACCACTACCTCCGAATAGGTCTGCAACTTTATCAGCATCTTTTGAATACCTACTTAAAAACCATGATGCAAGCAGTACGGGTTTCTGTGTTGGGTGCAACCTTTGTTTTATATCCTCTCTTTCAGTTCCAAATAATCCCGCATATTTTATCCTTGCTATCTCTCTCTTATGTCTTGTTTTACTCCAACACAGTTCAAAACAACTCCCAAACATATCATCAAGGTTTGAGCCATCATCATTAGTCCTCTTATCCCATACAAACCAACTACCACCAGCGGGTAATGTTCTCCTATACCAATCTGCTCCCCACCAAAATTGTTCTGCACAATCAAAATGGTTTGCTTTATCAAATAGCCATTCCTCATCATCACCTATAACAGGACTGAAGTGCTTGTTTGTTGTTTCACCTTTTGCTTCTTGAAATCTTCTTGACGCTTCTGTGTCAGGTCTTATCTTTGTATAATCAGTATCTAAATCCATACCATATGGAGGATCAGTAAACACCATATCCGCTTTCTGTCCGTTCATTAGCTTTTCTACATCTTCTATCTTGGTTGAATCCCCGCAACAGAGCCTATGTCTGCCTAGTTGATATACCTCACCTAG